CGCAACCGAAACCGAGTGGCTGTTCCACGTGGAACGGATGCGCCCGTCCGGGTGCAACACGCCGCCTTGGTCGAGGGGGATCATCTTGCGGAGAGTGCCGCCCAACACCTTGTTACGGACGCGGCGGTATTGCCGAAGCCGCAGCAGGAAGGTCCGGCGGTCATCGCTCAACTCGACATTCGCCATGTGTGCGCGGAGCACCGCGTCGCCCGTGCCTGGCAACCCTGTGTCGGTGTAGAAGTCCTTAGAGTCCATGCCGTAAGGGCAGCCCAGACGCCACTTGTCGTAGAGCAGGTCCCGTATTTGATTGTACGACCCTGGCTTGAACTCAACCGTCTCGTCTGACTGGTGGGTCGGCTCTTCGAGAGAGTCGACCCCGACCTTCTGGGCTAACTCTTGTAGGTCTGAGTACAGGTTCTTGGCCACCTTCTCGAAGACAGTAGTCAACTCTCCGACCAGCTTCTGGTCTACGTGGATACCCGTCTTGTGCATTTGAACGCACATGTTTTGGCGAGCGTGGTCCAGCTGCCGCAGGTCCCACGGAACAGCGTCAGACCAGGTTTTTGGTTTGGCCCAGTCTGGGAGGGGTCGCGCCGCCCCGTTGAAGTCCGCCCCTGCTTGCAACGGGGGCTCAATGCGCGCGTTGACCGTGGTGTCGTACTGACAGTACAGCAGGCGGCTCCTGACCTTACGTCTGCTGGTCGCTGAGGCTTCGCCGTCATCCGTGGTCTCCCATTGATGAACGTCCGTCTCGCGGCGTCCTGTGGGCTTCAGGCCTTTCGGGAGGTCAGGATACTTAGAGCGCGCGTCGAAGAGCGTGTCCTTGACGGGCGTCGGGGTCACACCGAAACAGTGCTCGATGCACATGCGGTCGAAGTAGCCCGCGTTGTGCCCGACCTTCAGCTTGTTCTCGTCGAGGAAGAACTCGATGAGGATGGCTCGAATCTCCGCCAACTCGTCCGGCGGGTAGGGCCGCAGCTTCTCGTCGGGGTCGGCCAGCGCAATGAGGTCTGCGTCCAGGTGGATACCCACGGACCGCGCCAGTTGCGCGGGCTTCTCCCAGGGCATTGCGGTGGTGCCGTCGGTCCGCAGGTCCGGGGTTCCGAGCGCAAGGCAATCGACGTTGATGTCCATGACGTTGATGCCGTCAGTCTCAACGTCGTAGACCCAGAAGGGCGAGGCAACCTGAAGCCACTCACGCAACTCTGCGGGGGTCGGTTGGGTCAAGAGCTCCGGCTCTCGCCAGTTCAGTTGATCGTTGTAGAAGCGCAGCGCCTTGCCCAACGAGGCATGGAACTGTGGCCGCAACCGCGGCAGGTGCTTGACGTGGCCGGGGTCGTAGGTGGTGAGCACCTTGACCGGCCAGTTGTAGTCCACCTGGGTCCAGTCAAAGGCGTTCCAGAACAGTTTGCGCGCCGAGGTAGTGATCATGTCCCCTTCGAGACTGCTCAACGTGCGGCTGGTGCCCAACACGACCTGACCGGGTGTGCCGCCCAGCGGCAGGATGTACTCGTATTGAGCGAGCTCTCGCTGCAGCCGGGGCTTACAGCAGTCGGTCGGGTGCGGCAGAATCTTCGCGGCTTTTGCGGAGGCTGCCGTCGCGGTCATGTCCTCGTACCTGCGGTAGCCCTTCGCAAGTACCTTGCGCTCGCGCCGCAACGCGGCCTCCATGGCCTTCCAGTTCTTCGGGGGGGCACACTGCAAGACATGAAACAGGTCAATCTGCGTGCGACGCAACCTGACATTCCCGAGTGCCTGCTTCCACTCCGTGCCGTCCGCGCCCGAGAGAGGGCGACCGGCATCCACGTCTTCGAACTTGGGGGCCTCCAGTACCGCGGCAATGCTCACGTCCTCGTGGACTTCCGACGGCACCGGATCCCACCTCCCCTTCCTCAAGCAACCAGAAGGTCCGAGAGGGCACTCGTCACAGCGGGCACCGAGGGTGCGAGGGTCATGCTTCGTCATCCCAACGGCTCCTTCGTTCTTCGGGAAACCCGGTTGGTAGCGTACAGTTGTGCCGCTTTGCGTAGCGCTTGCAGGCTGCGGCCAGTGCCTCCGGAGTGCTGCGGTACTCCACCTCTTCGTGAACCAGCGACCAAGACATGTGCCGTTGGTTGCGCAGGAGAATCGCGGCCAACAGCTTGTCTTCATCTCGGGGGCGTCGGCGCACCTTCTTCGGGGCACCGAGCTTACTGCGCACAACTCGAAGCAGTGTGGTGGGGTCCACGCCGAATGATCGCGCTTCCTCCTTCCAGGTCGACCCCTCTTCCATGCGGGCTTTGACGCGCTGAAGGTCAGCAATCACCCAACGGTTGTGCGGCGTAGGTCCACGACTCACTCTGCCCACCCGCTAACGACAAGGTAAGGCGTGTCGCGTTGAAGCGAGGATTGGTGAGAAGAGAATCCCGCGTTGCGCAGGGCGAGGACAACCCGTTGCACATTCTCGGAGTCTCCATCAGGAAGAACAGAGGTCAGGTTGATCTTGACATTGTCGCGACCGGCCTCGGCAGCAATCGTGCAGCGTTGCATAATGGTGTGCACAGCTACATCTACGCGCTGGCTAAGTTGAGTCTGCGAGTTTGTGTATGCTCTCTTGAGGTAAGCCAACTTCCCTTCGTAGATCATTCGATCGCCCACACATGTCGCCCCAATCGAGGGGGACACAAGTGTCATCTTCTGGCGGAACTCAGAGACCGGGCGCGACCAAATGAGACCATCGGTCCCGCGATAAACCACAGTCTTAGGGAACTTATGCGGTCGGTCCGAAGCACCGTTGGTGATGAGGAATGGACGATAGAAACGACCGCTGTGGTGTTGGTATAGACGGTCAATCAAGATGGCATCGCTCATGATACTCCTTACGCGAAAAGGCCCCCGACGAGCGGGTCGACGGGGGCCTTAGAGAACGGGTCAGCTTCGGTCAGCGGGCCGGAGGCGGCGGCAGCTTCTTCGAAGAACGAGCCGGCGGCGGCGGGAGGTCACGCCCGTTTTCAACCTTAGACCCTGCGGAGGGTGCCTTCTCGGTCGTCTGCCGCCAGGCGAACGTGCGCTCATCCACGACGGGCTGTCCCGAAGTCGTGGCTGCGGTAAACTGCTCGGGGGTCAAGAACGCCTTGACATCGCCGTAGGCCTTTACGCCCTTGGGGACATCGTTGGGGCGACCCAACCACTCGACGTGTGCTGTGCGACCTACGAGGTGGTCACTGGGGATACCATTCTCGTTCATGTACTCATCGGTGAAGCCGGCCGAGTAGGCAATCTCCTTGATCTGACCGACGTAAAAGTTGACCTTGTTGGCCTGCGTAGTCGCGTCCAGCGCGGCGAGGGCGGGGACGAGGTCGCCACTCTCGTCGAAGGGGACACCACAGAAAACAGACGCAGTCCCCCCGTTAGGAAACTTGATCTTGGCCGCATACCGAGGACAACCGTTGCGGTCAGTCCGGTTCTGCGACTCAAAGCCGAGAATGGTCACCGGGTAGCGGCCAGTATCGGGGGGAAAGGCGTTGGCGGCCTGGGCGGCCTTAGCGGGAACGAAGAAACTCATGGGTCACTTATCCTGGGATAGCACTGGTTGTTGTTGGAATATGCTCGGATATACTGCCGAGCTCAGTCCCCGCTTGGGGGAGGGGGCGGTGTAGTCTTGCTCTTCAACGTGGGCGGAGAAAGCCGCTGTGAGAAGATGTCGGCCTCTTGCCGAATACGGATGATGCCGCGGGCGATGCCGTCTTGAACGGCCCACCGCATGTGCAGTTGGGTTAGTCGGCCAGACCCACGGGCGACTTTCTGGGCCGCGCTGACACCGAGGTCAATGCTCTCAGGGAAGTCCATGCCTTGTGTGATGGCAACCGCCATCTCCTCAGCAACATCGTCCTGCCATTCCAGACCTTCGACCCGGTGTAGGCGGTAGTCGGTCTCGCTGGCGCGCAGAATCTCGCGGATGTTGGGAGGCATGATGCCACCTGAAGCGACGCCGTTCCGATCACCGGTCACCCACGTTGCATCCCAGGGGTCCACGTAGAGGCCGCCCTGCATGTTGAGGGAGGCGCCAGGGTAGGTCGGATTAACTACGGCGCGAGCGTTGAAGTCACACCAACCCGGGACACGCAGCACCTGCTTCTTACTGCCCAACGAGGGGCCGCCGGGCATGAACTCACCCTCGTTGCTCGTGCTTGGTGGTTGCTCGTGAGCGACCTCAAAGAAGTGGACACCGATGTGTCGCGCCATCTCACTGACCCGCAGGAGATAGCTGTTGAGGTTCACGTAAGGAGCGAACTTGTCGACCTTGCCCTTATCTGTGATCTTCGGGTTGTCCTTCCAGAACTGGAGGCTGGCATCACAGAGCGCGGTCATGCCATCTACGCAGACCGCAGGGTAGTCCTGCACGAGGTCGCGCTCTTCGAGCATCTGCAACAGCTGCTGGAGGTCAATGAGGGTTCGGATGGGATGGTCGTAAATGGTGGGGCTGAAGCCCCATTCATTCTCGGCCACGCTGCGGATGGCGTTGGCGCCCTCGCCCGGCACCCACAGGGCGTTTGGGAAGGCGCTGGCGACCATACTGGTCTTCATGCGCTTGGGCTGGCCATAGACCATGCCCATAATAGTGGCAGTCATGCCACCTCCGTCGTCGATGTTGTTGTTGTAGTGCTGACGGTCAGGCCGGCAGCCCCCCGACTGTAACACAGGCGACGGAGGTTATGGCGCAATATCCGAGATATCTTTCGGGGCGATCACGCAGACGATTGTGCGTAGCTTGGTGAGTAAGCAATGAAGGCGCACGACCTCGTCGCGGGCGTCCATACCGCGGAGAAGGTGAGTAGCCACCTGCTCTCGGGCGAGACCCCAGCCGTCGGTGTCATCCGGATCATCCGGCGACAGGTCCGCCAACAAGTCTCCCGCCAGGTTCCAGGCTCGGTCCTGATTGACCTTGTTCTCTTCGCTGCTCATCAACCACCACCAATGCGGCAGCGATCCCAAGCGTCGCATTTACCGAAGCGGTGGTAGCAGAGCAGGTCGGTCTGGGTCATCTCCCAATCGTCCTCGTCCAGCTTGCCGGCCAGGGTGTCGGCGAGCAACTGCGCCAGATGATGCGCCTTGGTGAACAGTTGTCGGGGGAAGGCTCGGTTGCGCCGGGGCGCGGGCGGCACGAACTGCTTGCTGACCGACCAAGGGTCACGGCGCTGCACGAGGTTCAACCTCACGCCTCCGAAGTCATCCCAGGTCTGTCGGCCGACCCAGTCGTTCACAGAGAACTGCCCATCCATCGCATACTTCTGCGCAATGGAGGGTCCCGTCCCGCCGCCGGTAATCTTGTGGTCGTCGATGTAGACCGTACCGTTGCGGCTGCTCTGCACCACCAGGTCGAGGCGCTTGGTCACGACGATGGGCTTCCCGTGCTGCAGCTGGGGCACGTTGGGGTGCGACTTGACGAGGTCGGGGCAGTCGAGAAGCACGGCCTCTTCCAGATTTTCCTCCGTCCACAGGCCCAACTGCTTCTGGTCGTTGTAGCCAAGGGTCAGGTGGGCGAGCATCTCGACCCCGAGGATGCGATCGGGGAAGTGTGGTTCACGCACCCGGTAGTTGCGGTACATCACCAGCGTGTTGTGGATGAACGGGTGCCCGTCCGTACCGTTCTTGACCTCCTCCTCCTGAACCCAGCGTCGCATGGCGGCCTCCGGCTCCATGAAGGCCTCCGGGTCGGTGTAGGTCTCACCCTCGAAGACGAAGCCGCCGGGCTGGGTGCACGCAAGCCGGGCGTAGTGGTGGCCCAGGATGATGTGACCCATAGTCCCCTGGACGAGAGGGTCCGCGCTGCCGAACTCCAGGCCGAGCACGCGCTTGACGTAGAACATCTGGTCGCAAGCGAAGGACGGACCCCAGAAGGACCACCCCGCGTTGCTTCTGCCGGTGTTGATGAAGATAGGTTCGTTGCTCATGGTGCCTCGTAGCCCCACGACCGTTGCTGGCCGAGGAAGGGGCGGTTGCGATAGGTCGGGGGGTCCGTGCGGAGTTGCAACATGACGCGCCACAGGGCTTTCTTGACCCCGTCCAACCGGAAGGAGGTCAGGT